CACTTCCTGAAACAAACGATTTAGTGTTTGGGTTGTATATGAAAGACACGTTTAAGAAACAGATAGAATTTTACTATACAATGGGTCAAATGTTAAATGAAAAGTTAAATGAAAATCATACTATACTACACAAACGCTGTTTAGATAAAATTGATGAACGCTATAATATAAAAACAATGACTGTAAATACCGACCATATTAAAAACCTTTTGAGTATCTCTAAAATAGTTAAGTTTAAACCTGAACTGTATACAGAAAACACGTTTCTTCTTCCAGATGATATAGAAAAACTTAAAAAAGAGTATGATATAGAATTGTATACACAACCGCAAACGGACATTATGGAATGCATACAATATAAAAGAATGACTGAAAAGGTGTTTAGTGTGAGTAAGAATAATACATTTTTAACCAAAGAACTATTGGAGTTTTTATCGGTTGATGAATTACCTATCATTACAATGTATGCTCATATAAATACGTTACACAATACATCTAAAAGATTGATGTGTCTGTAAATAAATTTTACTATGGTTGTAAAATTGTTTGTAAAATTGTTTGTAAAATACGATTAAAGTATTTATAAACATAATAAACATAATAAACAACGTATAAACAACGTATAAACAAAACTATGAATAATACTGAAAATTTATATAATCGTATAATCGGTACACCAACACTAGAAGGGATAGACCGAGTTATTGAAATAACCGATTTTGAAACGCTTGAATTTTTATTTAGTATGTTATCGGATGGAGATGGAGACGAACATCATTTAGATATTATTGAAAACCAGATGATAGAAATTGCTACTAACGAAAGTTTAAACGAATCCAAATTCACCAAAAACGAAAACGTCGTTTTAGAAGAAACTCACAAAACGTTTTTAACTAATGAAGAGCATACAAAAGAAATGTGTTCTGTATGTCTTTCTAATTTTAATACAAACGAAAATCTGATACAACTAGATTGTAAGCATTTTAGTCATACAGAATGCTTAAACGAATGGGTTAAATATAAAACCGAATGCCCTGTATGTAGAAGTAATATTAAAACAACCGAAATTAATTCTTGTCATTTTTAGATAAATTTATAGATTTATAAATTTATAAATCTATAAAATCTTTCAACCAAATAAAGTATGAGTATATTTAATAAACTTAAATCTATATGGAATAAAAACGGGTTTGAAGTTATTTTGGTAGGTTGTTTAATTATTATTGCTATTTTAGCCATAACAAAAATTGGAAAAAAAGGAACTTGGTCTAACAGTTTTATTTATGATCCGTATGGAAAGAATACCCGTAAAGAGATTTTAGGATACATTGATAATCTTCCGGGGTATTCTTCAAATTTGTATTCTCCTCATCCTTCGTATAAAAACTACCATCAACAAGATTTTAGTCAAACGTTTAAAAAACCTCAAAGGGATAGTAGTGGGGAACTTGAATGTAGAAGAGTTCTACAAAAACATTTTAGGCGTCGTTTTGATAAATGTAGACCGAATTTTTTAAATAATCCAGTAACAGGGGGTCATTTTAATATGGAACTTGATTGTTATGATGACGACCTTAAAATAGCGGTTGAATATAACGGGGCGCAACACTATAAGTATCTTCCGTTTTTCCATAAAAACAAAGAAGCCTTTTATAATCAGAAATACAGAGATGAATTAAAAACTCGTATGTGTAGAGATAATGGAATTGTTTTAATAGAAGTTCCTTACACTGTAAAAATTGCTGATATTGAACGGTATATTATAAATGAGTTGCGTAAACATTCTATTCATTTATAATCTGATATGCTTTAATTATGCTTTAATTATGTTTTTTTCTTAAAGCCGATGGAAGACTACTTTCATCAAACCGTCTGCTTTCAAGTTCTCTACGACTCTCATCTCTGCGTGAAGGGGGAGCATCCCTACGGCTTTCGTCTCTACGACTTTCATCCCTACGGCTTTCGTCTCTTCTGCTAGAAGGAGGAGCATTTCTTTTACTTTCAGCGTCTCGTCTGTCTTCCCTACGACTTTCAAGTTCCCTACGACTTTCTCGTTCAGCTTCTCTACGACTTTCTCGTTCTAATTTCTCAGCTTCTCTACGACTTTCTAACTCTCTCATAGAACGTTGCTTTTCTCTAATTGATTCAAGTTCTTTGTCAGAAGGACGATTAGAACGACGACTTTCTTCTGGAATAGAACTTTCAGATAACTTTAGTCTTTTGAAATCTTCGATAGAAGAATCTTTGTCGTCTTCATCTTCCTCAGACGAATCATCCGAACTAGATTCTTCTGAACCTTCTTCGGATGAAAAGTGAACTTCATTTGGATCGACCATATCTTCTTCATCAATATCTTCTCCGTCAATAAAATCTTCAATTCTTCCGTAACCTAAGATTTCAAAAGCTTTCTTAATCTTTCTCTTATTCTTGTCTCCAGATTTAAAACCTAGTTCAATTTTTTGGAGAACACCATCAAACTTTCTGTGGAAAAAACAATGGTTCAATTCCAATTTAGTAAGTTGTTTGGCAGTAGTTTCAGAAATAAGATGGTCTAAATCAAGGTCAAAAGTGCTTAATCCGTCATCTACCCGCCATTTAACAGGTTCAATTTGAGATTGTAGATATTGAAGATTTTCCTCGTTTCCGTTGTATAGGATACAGTAATACCAACTCTCGCATTCTTCCCCGCTTGTTTCCATTAAGACAGCATATTTTCTTTCGGAAACATCATCAATCATTTTACTACTCATTTTTGAATTTTGTTTACATTATTTTAAATATCAATAATGTAAACTCTTATTTTATAACTATACGTTACAACTGCTGACGAACATTACGTTGCATTGCTAACTTAACTGATTTTGTAACAACGTCATCTCCTGTAGGAGCGGCGGCATCAGTAATAATGTTAATAGCACCGGAACGCAATGCGGTGGGGTCAGGATTTACGCTGAACCAACCTTTTTGATTGACGTTAGTGCAAACGACATCTCCTCTAATAGGGCATCCAAGAGCGGCCAGACGACTTCTAGTGACTACCCCAATAACTCTATCAGCAATAATAGGATTTGACATAACGTTGTTTGACATATCCGATACGGCATTAATTCCAGTCGTTCCACATGTAGAACTTCCGTTATTGCAACTGGCAGCCGCCTGTTCGAATGTTAAAGGTTTATCAGGAGCATAAGCCAAAGTTGCATAATCAGATGGTTTATTTCTGGCGCAATTCCAATAAGCGGCTTTTAATCCTTCCCCAGAAGTTCTAGCAGGTGGGAGAGTAGGAATTGCAGATCTGGTAAATTCAGTACCATTTACAGGAAGAATAGACACTTGTTTAGGCATAGGGTCAGGGCTTAAATCAATTACGTTTTGCATTCTGGCCACACCAACGTTAACAAATCCTTCTTTAATAAATTCTACGGGGTTTTGATTAAATACGGTGCAAACGGCGAGCGTAATGGCAAATAGTGTCAATAAAAATTTAGAATCAATCATTTTATTTATACAATAGAAAGATAATTAAATAAAAAAATAATTAAATAAAAACTATTATTTCTTATTGTTTAAACAATTTTAAAAATTAAATTTAATTTTTAAAACATCGGTGTATGATTCCAACCAAGTTCTTCAAAACAGACTTTAGTTACTTCATCGTGAAACGCTTTTCTATCTAGCGTTTTAAGGATAGAGAAATCTTCTTTTTTACAAGGATGATGATAAATCATTAAAAATTGATAGAGAATATACTGGGAATTGATTAAATTGGAACGTTCAAAATCAGGTTGATTTCTAAATTTCTTATCATACATTTCTATAAACTTATCAAAATCGTCAAGTAGTTTATCTTCAAGATAGGCTATATCATCTAATTTTTTCCCTGTTATTTGAGAATAAATTAAATTAGCGTTTTCATAATGTTTAGTAAAGTTCAATTCTTTTAGAAACAAAAATACATGTTCTTTGGTAATATTTTTAAATCTAACTTCGATACTTTCCTTTTTATCTCCTAATAAATGGTGTTTTTCAAACTGGTCTTCCAATGAAGATAACACCTTTGGGTCTATTGTACAATTTTGTTTACCTTGATATTGATTAATACAATCTCTAAAATGAACTTTTCGGTCATAAGTGTATTTTGTAGATATATTAATTCGGTTAACATCTTTATAAGAAGAAACGTGTAACAATATTTCTTGCTGTGAACCGCATAATAAACAAATATAAATACTATTATCTATAATGTCAAACGATTTTTTGTTTTCACAAGTATGATTATTACAATGAACTTCTCTGGGTTCTATAGGAAAATCAACTATTATATTTTTATACTTTCCCGCGATATTTACATATTTTTTAATAATTTCATTCTTTTCACTGTTATTTTCATTCTTTTTTCCCATAAAACTCATTTTTAACGGGGTTTGAAGAATTTTTCTGTATCTTTCAAGAAATTCACACGTTTCAACAATATAAAAATTATACGTTCGTTTTGTCTCAATATCCTCTATTTTATTTTTAATACAATCAATAGAGGATTTTAGTTCTTTTTGAAAACGCTGGGATACGTTTTGCGATGATAACGTTATTTCAAGTTCATTCAACTGTGATTTATAAAAAACGAGTTTTTTAATCTCTTCTTCGAAATTGGTTATAATACTGTTATCGATTGTCAAAATATCCAAATTGGTGTCTAAATTATCTACATTTTTATTTACATTTGACATTTTATTATATTGCGACCAGTATTTTCTATTTCGTTTGAATTTTAATTTTTAAGTAGAGAATGAATAAACATTTTTAGAAATTTTTTAAATTTTAAAAGTTAGTTAAAGAAAATTGTTTGACTGTTGAACTAATTTTAAATTAAAAATAAAATCTTTCTTAATATAAAAATGTCTACAACTTCGTCTAACGTAACTTCGGGTTTTATTGATCTTGCCACTTTTGATGAGCTAGAGAAATACATGTATGGTGGTCAGGATGCCACTGCTTATTTCGTTAGAGAAACTAGAAAGGCTACTTGGTTTACTCAGGTGCCCGTTGTTCTTTCTCGCGCTGCTGGAAGTCCCGCTTTCGACACTGAATGGTCTGTTAGCATTTCTCGCGCTGGAGATTATCTTTTGAATACTTGGCTTCGTGTAACTGTTCCTAGCATCACTGCTTCTGGTTCAGCTGGTGCTACCGGTGCTGCCGATCCCAAATGCAGATGGACTCGTAACTTGATGCACAACTTGATTAAGGAAGCTACCATCACCTTCAACGACCTCGTAGCTGCTCGCTTCGACAACTATCACCTTGATTTCTGGGCCGCTTTTACTGTACCTAAAAGCAAGCGTGAAGGTTATGACAATATGATTGGAAATATGGGTCTTGAACTTCCTAAGGCGTCCCACGCGGTTAAAACACTAAACCTTCCTCTTCCTTTCTTTTTCTGCCGTGATTCCGGTGTAGCTCTCCCCACTGCTGCTCTTCCTTACAACGATATGCGTTTGAACTTCTCTTTCCGCAAGTGGGAAGACCTCGTTATTTATCATCCTGCTGGCGCTGTGGACGCACCAGAACCTGCTAAGTCTACTACAGTTACTACGACTGGAATTCTTCCTCTTGCTCATGTATGGGCTAACTACGCCATCGTATCTAACGATGAACGTAAACGCATGGCTTGCGCTCCTCGTGATATCCTCATTGAACAGGTTCAGACTGCTCCTAGATACACATTCCTTCCTAGGTCAAATGACAGTCCTAGTTTCGATATTCGCTTTTCTCATGCTATCAAGGCTCTATTCTTCGCTGTTAGAAACACAAAGTTGAGTTCCGAATGGTCTAACTACACTGACACGCTACTCACCGCTACACGAACTTCTGGTGATGTAGGGTCTACTTTAGTTTCTAAGGGATCAGATCCTATCAAGGAGACCAGTCTTGTATACGAAAACACCAACCGTCTCACTTCCATGGGTGCTGACTACTTCTCTCTTGTCAACCCTTGGTATCACGCTCCTTCTATTCCTACTGACAAGGGATATCACATGTACTCTTACTCTCTTGACTTCTTCAGTCTTGACCCTATGGGATCTACCAACTACGGCAAACTTACTAACGTAAGCATTCAACCTGTTGCTACTCAGGTAGCCGTTACCAATAATAGCACACAGAACGGTTACACCTACGAATTCGTTGTTACTGCTGTCAACAACAACGTTGTCCGTATCTCCGGAGGTGCTTTGGGTTTCCCCGTTCTCTAAATTAAAAGATTGTAAAAAAAACAAAATAATTTAAATTTACATAATTTAAATTATTAAATTAAAAATAAAATCTTTCTTAATATAAAAATGTCTACAACTTCGTCTAACGTAACTTCGGGTTTTATTGATCTTGCCACTTTTGATGAGCTAGAGAAATACATGTATGGTGGTCAGGATGCCACTGCTTATTTCGTTAGAGAAACTAGAAAGGCTACTTGGTTTACTCAGGTGCCCGTTGTTCTTTCTCGCGCTGCTGGAAGTCCCGCTTTCGACACTGAATGGTCTGTTAGCATTTCTCGCGCTGGAGATTATCTTTTGAATACTTGGCTTCGTGTAACTGTTCCTAGCATCACTGCTGTAACAGGAGTTATTCCAACCGCCAAATGCAGATGGACTCGTAACTTGATGCACAACTTGATTAAGGAAGCTACTATCACCTTCAACGACCTCGTAGCTGCTCGTTTTGACAACTACCACCTTGATTTCTGGGCTGCTTTCACTGTACCTGCTAGCAAGCGTGAAGGTTATGATAATATGATTGGAAATATGAGTCTTGAGCTTCCTAAACAAGTTCATGATGCTAAAACACTAAACCTTCCTCTTCCTTTCTTTTTCTGCCGTGATTCCGGTGTAGCTCTCCCCACTGCCGCTCTTCCTTACAACGATATGCGTTTGAACTTCTCTTTCCGCAAGTGGGACGACCTCGTTATGGTTCAGACAGGCGATACGGGTGTTGCCACCCAAGCATCTTCTGCTACTGTTACAGTTGGCAATAACGGAAATCTTCCTCTTGCTCATGTATGGGCTAACTACGCCATTGTATCTAACGATGAACGTAAACGCATGGCTTGCGCTCCTCGTGATATCCTCATTGAACAGGTTCAGACTGCTCCTAGATACACATTCGTTCCTTCTGCCAGACCTAGTTTTGATATTCGCTTTTCTCATGCTGTCAAGGCTCTATTCTTCGCTGTTAGAAATTCTATCGTAGCGTCCGAATGGTCTAACTACACTGATAAACAAGTTGCAACTACTACTGATACATTAACTGGTGGAAGCGACCCTATCAAGGAGACCAGTCTTGTATACGAAAACACCAACCGTCTCACTTCCATGGGTTCTGACTACTTCTCTCTTGTCAACCCTTGGTATCACGCTCCTTCTATTCCTACAGAGTCTGGTTATCACGTATACTCTTACTCTCTTGACTTCTTCAGTCTTGACCCTATGGGATCTACCAACTACGGCAAACTTACTAACGTAAGCATTCAACCTGTTGCTACTCAGGAAGTTATTGATGCCGGTGAAAGTTCTAGATTTGAATTCATTGTTACCGCTGTCAACAACAACGTTGTTCGTATCTCCGGAGGTGCTTTGGGTTTCCCCGTTCTCTAAATTAAACAACATAAAATTAAACTATACATTTTTAAATTTCTCCAATTT